GTCGGCGTCTGATTATCCCGTTCCCGACGGGCGCCAGAATTTTCTTCCCCTCCGGGCCTTCGCCCGGGCCTAACCCCAGGAGACACGATCATGGCACTCACCGCTGAGTTGAGGGCAAAGTTCTTTGCCCAGCAGTCCGGCAGCAACGATTTCGGCGGACCGAGCTTCTCGCCGACGATCGAGAAGATCCTGCAGTTCACCAACGGTACAGGCGCCAACCAGGCAGACATCCTCTGGGCAGACGAGCGCACGCTCGCCGCCTCGTCGTCAGAAGACCTCGACCTCGCCGGCGTGCTCGCCGACGCCTTCGGCACGACGATCGAGGCGGCGGAATTGGTGGCGATCCTCGTCATCGCCGCCGCAGGCAATACGAACAACGTCGTGCTCGGCGATGCGACGTCGCCGGTTCCGCTGTTCGGCGGCACGAATCCGACGTTTGCGGTGAAGCCGGGCGGTTTCTTTTTCGTCGCGGCGCCGAATGCGGCCGGACTGCTGACCGTCGGCGCGGGTTCGACAGACGACCTGAAGGTGGCGAACTCGAGCTCGGGAAGCTCGGTGACATACCAGATCGCCATCCTGGCACGTCTGTCTTGCGGTGGATCCGTTTCACCGCGGACCATGACTTCAGCCCGGCCGCACGCGGCGGCCGGGTAACGATCGCCTACCGGGCCGGACAGGTCGTCAACGTGACGCGAGAATGCGGAGCGGCGGCGATTCTGGCCGGCAGGGCGGTGAAGTGTACTGCGCGGCGGAAGGATCGGCAGGATGGCACAGAAGGGCGCCGGGGCGCTGATTGAGCGCGTCGGCTTCGAAGAGCCTGTCGCGGGCAGCGACGGCGGCGGCGGCACGCTCGACGGCTTTGCCGAGCGCTTCACCTGCCGTGCCGGATACATCCACCTGCGCGGCGGCGAATCCGTGCTCGCGGCGCGGCTCGCCGGCCAGCACAGCCAGATCATCCGCGTGCGCAGCTCGTCGCAGAGCCGGGCGGTAACGACTGACTGGCGGATCGTCGACAAGCGGGCCGGCACTGTCTTCAACATCCGCGACGTCTCGCCGACGGCAGACCGCGGCTATGTCGATTTCCTCTGTCAGTCTGGCGTCGCCACGTGAAAATCAGGAACGTCGACCGGCTGAAACGAAAGCTCGCATCACTGCCGATCGCTGCGCGGCAGGAAATGCGCGCGGCGCTGGAAAAGAGCGCTGCCGAAATCGTCGACCTGCAGCGGCGGTTCGTGCCGGTGAAGAGCGGAACGCTGCGCAAGAGCATCGGCTACACGTTCGGCGATTATGCGGCGCAGAACGCGAACGTGCGCGGGGTTTCCGGTTCCTCCGGTACGTCGAAGGACAAGGATCTTTCGGTGACCGTGCATGCTGGCGACGCCTCGGCTTTCTACGCCGCCTTCGTCGAGTTCGGCACGGCGCCGCACGTCAACCGCGGCAGGTTTGCCGGATCACGGCAACCGGGCAGCCCGGCCGAGCCGTTCTTCTATCCCGGCTGGCGGCTCGGCAAGAAGCGGGCGAAGGGGCGCATCGCCCGGGCGGTAAACAAGGCAGCGCGGAAGGTGGCCTCGAATAAATGATCGGCGACCAGCTGCAGAAGACGATCTATGCCGCGCTTACGGCGACACCGGCAGTCGCGGGCGGCCGGATCTATGACACGCCGCCCGCCGCGGAGCGCCGCGTTTTTCCCGACGTCACGCTCGGCAACGAGGAGGTGCTCGACGACAGCAATTCGTGCGGCGACGGCTGGGAGATCTATGTCGACATCCATGTGTGGAGCCGGCCGCAGAGCGGATCGAAGCTGGAGGCGAAGGCGCTCGCCGCCGAGATCGCCGAACGGTTAGCCGGGCCGCTGTCGATGCCCGGCTTCGTCATCGTCGCCGTCCGCCCGGAAAGCCGCCAGGCGCTGGACGATCCGGACGGCATCACCAAGCACGCGATCATCACCTACCGATTCATCATCGATCCCGCCTGACCCGCAAAAGGAGACTTCCCCATGGCATCGATCAAGAGCCTCAACGGCAGGCAACTGCTCGTTCAGATCGGCGACGGCGCGTCGTCAGAGACGTTTGCGCATGACTGCCTGATCAACACCGAGCGCGGCATCCAGTTTGCGTCTGAGAGCAACCGCGAACCGCTCGGCGACTGTGACGATCCGGACAAGGCCGTGTGGTCGGTCTTCAACAAGACGTCGCTCTCGGCGACGATTTCCGGCGCCGGTCGGCTGCATACGCCGAGCCTGCCGACCTGGTGGGCGTGGATGAACAGCGACGATGCGAAGAACGTGCGCGTGCTGGTCAACGGCGTGACCGGTGCGAACGGCGGCGGCTATTGGGCCGGCGCGTTCAAGCTCGCCAGTTTCGAAGTGAGTGGGCCGGAGACCGGGCGCGCGACCGTTTCGGTAACGCTCGAATCCGACGGCGAAGTGAGTTGGGTCGACGCCGCATGAAATCGCGCCATGCGGCGATCGAGGCGGCCTTCGGCGACGGGACCTATACGTTCCGCCTCGGTCTCGACGAGATCGAGGAACTGGAGCGCAAGCGCGACCTGTCGCTGTTCGCCCTGGCACGGCGGCTGTCGCCGCAGCAGCGCGATGCGCGTCTCGCCGATATTTCGGAGGTGCTGCGCTGCGGCCTGATCGGCGGCGACATGGCGCCGGTGCCGGCGTTGGCCCTCGTCCGGCGCTATGTCGATGCGCGGCCGATCGACGAGAATCGCGACCTTGCCTACGCAGTCGTGCTCGCAGGGCTGACGCGGGTGCATTCAAACGAGGAGGCTCCCCCATCGGGGGAAGCACTGGCGGCGAAGGCGGACGCTCCGAAGACGGGCGCATCGACTTCGCCGCGATCCGCGGAGCAGCCGTCGTGATGGGTCTCGCCGACGTTGGCGAACTGTCGCTCGGCGAATGGTCGGCGATCCTTCGCGCATGGAACCGAGCGCATGGCGACGGCAAGCCAGAAGCGCCGAGCGACGATGAATTCGACCGCGCGGTGATGGCGGCGAGGGGCGTTTCCTGATGGCAATCGAGATCGAACGGCTGATCGCCACGCTCGAGGCGAACTTCAACACCTACGACCGGGCGCTGAAGAAGGCGCTCGGGTCGACCCACGCGACATTCGCGAAAATCGAGACGCGCGGCAAGCAGATGGAGAGCCGGATCGCCGCGATCGGTGGCAACATCGGCCGGAATCTCGTCGGTGCCCTGGCGGCCGGCATCTCCGTGCAGGCGTTCAAGCAACTTTCCGACGCGGCCACCAGGATCGACAATGCGTTGAAGGTGGCCGGATTGTCTGGGGCAGAGCTGGACGCCGTCTATGGCCGGCTGCGCGACAGCGCCATGCGCAATGCGGCGCCGCTCGAAGCCCTTGTCAGCCTCTACGGCAGGGCCGCGGTGGTGCAGAAGGAACTCGGGGTCAGCGGAGAGGAACTGCTCTCCTTCACCGACAATATCGCCGTCGCGCTACGCGTTTCGGGCAAATCGGCAACCGAGTCGGCTGGTGCACTGCTGCAGCTTAGCCAGGCGCTCGGTGCTGGCACGGTGCGGGCGGAAGAGTTCAACTCCGTCCAGGAGGGCGCGCTGCCGATCGCGCAGGCTGCCGCGCGCGGCCTGAAGGAAGCCGGCGGTTCCGTGGCCAAGCTGAAGCAGCTTGTGATCGACGGGAAGGTCTCCAGCGAGGCGTTCTTCCGCGCCTTCGAGGCAGGAGCCCCGTCTCTCGCGGATGCCGTCGCCGATGCCCAGATCACCACCGACCAAGCGCTCGGAAACCTGAAAACAGCGCTGATCGACTCCGTTCGCGAGTTCAACAATGCCACCGGTGCGAGCGAGCGGTTTGCCGGCGGTATCGACAGTATTGCGAGATCGATCGCGTCTGTCGACGTCGGCGGATTCATCCAGAAGATCAAGGATGCCTATGGCGAGACTGACCGATTCCTCGACGGTCTGGCGAACTCCGGGCTGATTGAGCGTTTCGCCGAGATGGTGACCGGACTCGACCTCACGGTCGGGCAGCCGATCGACTTCAACGTCGTGGAGGCACAGAACAAGCTTGCCAGTCTCGACCGCGAGGTCGAGGCGCTGCGCGAACACATCAAATTCGAAGCGTCGATGAACGTCAACACGGCGGAAGCGCGCGCCAATCTGGCAGGGCTGATCCGGCAGGCGGATCAGTTAAGAGCATCGCTCGCCTCGCCGACCTATCGTGCGCCGGCTGGCACGCCCGGAGACTACAATTCGCTGGCGTCGGCGCCGGTCAGTGTGCCGAAGAAAGTCACGCCTGTGAGCATCAAAGACTATGCCGTAACCGGAACAAAGAAGGGCGGCGCCAAGTCGAAGGTGAGCGACTACGAACGCGAGATCGAGCAGATCACCCGGCGGACCGCGGCCCTGACGGCGGAGACGGCAGCCCTGGCCAGCGTTAACCCGCTGATCGAGGACTATGGCTATGCTGTGGAGAAGGCTCGGGCGGTTCATGAGCTGCTGACAGCCGCCCAGGAATCCGGCGTCGAGATCACGCCGCAGCTGAGGGCGCAGATCGATCAGTTGGCGACCGCCTATGCGCAGGCGAGTGTCGACGCCGAACGGCTTGCCGAAAGCCAAAACGTCACGGTCGAGGCCGCAAAAGAATTTGCCGACCTCGGCAAGGACGTCCTCGGCGGGTTCATTCAGGACCTGCGCAACGGTGTCGACGCATCAGAGGCGCTGGCGAAGGCGCTGGACAAGCTTGCCGACAAAGCGCTCGACCTGGCCCTGAACGCCATTTTCGGTGGCGGGAAGGGCGGCGGCCTGCTGGGCGGCCTCGGGGCCCTGCTCGGCATACCCGGTTTCGCCGAGGGCACCAACTCGGCGCCGGGCGGCCTCGCATGGGTGGGCGAGAGAGGGCCCGAGCTGATGAACGTGCCAAAGGGCGCGCAGATCTTCCCGTCGGACGTATCACGGAAGATCGCCTCTGCGGGAGGCGGCGGGACGCAGAAGCTGGATGTCGCCGTCACCGTCGGCTGGTCGCGCAACGCGGACGGCAACCTGAAACCTTTCGTCGAAAGTGTCTCAAACAGAATGGCTGTGGCGGTGATAGGGCAGGCGGCGCCGGGTCTCGTGTCGGGATCTGTGTCATCGACGCAGGCCGCGATGCGCAATCGCCCTGGCTTCGTGCGGTAGGGCGCCATGGCCTGGCCAATCCGCACGATCGACCTGCCTTGCGACCTTCTTTTGCCGGTCGGTGGATCGTTCCACCACCGCGTCATAGGCGAGACGGCGCAAGGACAGTGGCTGCCTTATGCGCGGTCGATCGGGCTGAGGCAGAAACTCTGGGCGCTGACGGTGCAGCCTGCTCCGTTCAACAAGGGCCAGCGTGGTGACCGGCGGTTCGAGTTCGAGGCGTTCATCGACCGGCTGTCGGGAACAACTGTCGCCTTCCGCATGTTCGACCCGTGGCGCGTCCTGCCGCGCGGTGTCGGTGCCGGGATATGGAACCCGCGCAACCCCAACGGAAAGCAGTCGACAGGGTCGTACCTCATCGACGGCGCGTACCTGGTCGATGAGCACTACACGATCGACGGCGGGTCGACGATCGCCTACGTCGACGAAGACGCCGAACGCTACGCCGACAGCATTGTCATGTCCGGCCTGGTCGCGAACGCCACCGTGTTCAAGACGGGAGACGATTTCGAAATCGGCGGCAATCTTTACCGGGTGATGGACGACGCGATTTCCGACGGCTCCGGAACGGCGCGCGTCATCTTCTCGTGGAAGCTGTGGAAGCCGGCGCTGGCCGGCGACCGGGTGCACCTGCACCGGCCGTGCGGCCGCTTCGGGCTCGTCGACGCGGAGCAGGGGATCATCCAGCGCAGCCTCGCCGCAGGCGAGGCGTCGCTGACGGCCGTCGAGGTGCCTTATGTCGACTGAGCGGCTGTCGCTCGGGCAGTACCTGCGCCGGGGCGATGTCGCCGACGTGACGCTGGTGAAGATCGAGGGCGCCGGCGCGGAAGACGATCTCTTCCTGTGGTCGGGCGTCGGGCTGCTCGACGCCGATCTCGGCGATGGACTGACGACGTTCTACGGCTATGGCCGGCTCGGCTCGGTGGCGCTGGCGGCCGACGACCTCGAGGTGCAGGTCACCGAGAACGTCTTCACGTTGTCCGGCGTCGACGAGGAATACCGCGCGTTGCTGGAGACGTCCGTCAAGGGTCGCAAGGCCTGGGTGTGGAAGGCCTTCCTCGGCCGCGACTATGCGGTGAAGTTCACCGAGCTTCTGTCCGAATGCGAACTCGACCAGCCGACGCTGCGGGCCGAGCCGAACGGGACGCTGACGGTGACGGTCGCTGCGCTGGGCGGGTTTTACTTCATCGATCGGCAGTCGGCGGCGGTATTGGACGTCGAGGACCAGAACGACATGCTGACGTCGCTCGGCATCGATCCGGACACGGATACAGGGTTCGACCTGATGGCGAGCCTGAAGAACACGCAACTGGCGTGGGAGCGCTCGGAATAGTGATCGACCTGTTCTGGCGCATGGCCGAGGGCGGCATCGTCTTCGGCCGCAACGACTGCTGCATGACGGTTGCCGACGTGTTGGCGGCCGAGGGCCGCGTCGACCTGATGGCGCCCTATCGCGGGCGCTACACGACACGGCGCGGCTTCGCCCGGCTGATCGCCAGGAGTGGTCATCGCACGCTCGTCGATATGATGGCGGCGGCTCTCGACGTTCATGCGCGGCGGGTTGACGTGCCAGCGCGGCTGGACGTTGCGCTCCTCAAACATTTCGACGCGATGACGCAGGTTGAAATCGTTTCGCCCGCCATCTTCGACGCCGGCTTCTGGTTCGTGCGCTCCGACAGCGGGGCGCTGGTGGTCAAGGATCCGGGCGATGTGCCGACGTGGAGGATAAACAGTGGGAGTTGATTTCGGCGTTTCGCTGGCTTTTTCGGTGATCTTTGCCACCGGCGTCACATCCGGGACGGCCGTTACGGCAATTGTCTCAGCCGGCGTTATCCTCGGCTACGCGGCGCCCGCCGCACTGCTACTCGGCGGGTCGCTTTATGCCAACTACCAGGCACAGAAGAGACTCGCCTCTGTCAACGACAACTCGTCGATCCAGTCGATCCTGAAACAGGCGATCCCGGCGCAGCGCCTCATCCTCGGCCGGGCGACGACGGGCGGTGCGCTGTTCTTCTACAAGGCGAAGAAGCCGTACATCTGGTACGGCATCCTCCTCGCCGCGCACGAGGTCGACGCGTTCGAGAACCTGATCGTCAACGGCCACGAGGTCTATATCGGCGCCGACGGACTGGCGACCAGCGTTCCCTTCGCCGAGGGCGCCAACCAGTATCTGAAGGTGTCGTTCCGCAACGGCCATATCGACCAGGCGATCGATCCGCTGATCGCGGCCGATTTCCCGACGATGCCGACGACCTTCCGCCAGCGCGGCCATGCGACCATCGTCATCCGGGCGCACTATGGATTCGGCGTCGACGCACAGGCCAAGGACGACGATCATCGCCGCGTCTATGGCGACCAGGGCGTGCTGCAGCCGCTGGTGCGCATGCGCGGCGCGAAGCTTTACGATCCGCGCCGGGGCGGAGCGATCGTCGCCGACCCGACGACATGGACGTGGTCGGATAATGCCGCGCTGACCATGATGCGGTTCCTGACGCATCAATGGCCATCGACGCGGCTGGTCGATCCTGACCGGGTCGAGTGGGACCAGGTGGCGGCCGCCGCGAACGAGGCCGACCGCTGGGAGACCAGCGCTGACGGCACGACGTTCCGCCGGCACACGGTCAACGGCGTGGTGCAGGCGACCGACAACCCGTTCGACGTGGTCGAGAGTATCAAGATCGCCATGGGCGGCGACCTCGTTCTCGACCGGGCGAAAATCTATCCGATCGTGCGCAGCGGGAACCAGGTGCCCGAGGCGACCCTGCATGTCGGCATGCTGCGCGGTGGCATCGAATACGTGTCAGAGCCGCGGCTCCGCGACATGGTCAACATCGGCAAGTCGACCTTCATCTCGCCCGACCGCGAGTACCAGGAGGTCGCCGGGCCGACGCTGCGCAAGACGGCGCTGATCACCGCCGACGGCAAGCCGCGCGAGACCTCGCTGCGCGGCGCCTATGTCGAGGATCATCGGCGCATGCAGCGGCTGGTCTCGGCACACATCAACGAGACCCGCGTCGGCCGGGCGCTGGTCGCGGGATGCGACCTCGAGGCGCTGCCGTGGCGGCCCGGCAGGATCTACCGTGTCCACCTTCCCGGAAGCCTAGCGCATGTCAACGGGCTCTACAGGCTCGCGCGGAAGGAATGGGACGGCCGGCTTTCCGGCTACCGGCTGACGCTGCTCGGCTACGACCCGACGGCGCACGACTTCGCGCCCGGTGACGAACTGCCCTTCACGCTCGACGACGACACACTGGAAGCCGAGGCCGCATGACCACGCCGCTGCAAGACGCCTTCCCGCTCTCCGCCAATTGGGTGGCGGCGACGGTGCGCTCGAAGCTCGCCGAACAGTCGATCTACTGCACCGCGAGCCCCGACCTGTCCGGCGAGGATTTCTCGATCCAGCCCTACGCGGCCGTTGCCGTGTTCGGCGCGGACGGCGACATGGAATTCTACGCCTACGACGCCAGCGACGCGGGGGGGGCGGACGACGGCGGGACGACCTGCATCGTCGCCTCCGGGCGGCGCTACAAGAAGCGCGGCGAGGTGATCGTGCGCGACGCCGCGCTCTCGGCGACGACGACGGCGCAGCCGGCCTCGCCGACGCTGGGCGATACCTACATCGTTCCGGCGGCGCCATCCGGCGACGATTGGGCGTCGGAAGCGAAGACCGTGGCGACCTACACGGCGCGCGGCTGGATCTTCCGCACGGCGTTTACGGGAATGATCGTCTACGTCGCCGACGAGGATGTGCTCTATCATTTCGACAGCGCGGGCGACTGGATCGCCGGGCTGCCGCTCGGTGCCATCGCAGACGGGTCGATCCCGCCGCGCTCGCTGGCCAATCCGTTCGCCATCCTGAAGGTGGAAGACCAGCGCAACGCGCCGCCCGGCTCTGCGCCATCGGCCAACACGATGTACCAGGTCGGCACGTCGCCGACCGGCGCCTTCGCCACCCATGCCAACAAGGTCGCCCGCTACACCGGCTCGGCCTACGAGTTCATGGCGGCGGCCGAGGGCGACACGATCTACAGGAAAGACGTCGGCGACCTCTACAGCTACCGGTCCGGCGTGTGGGAGCCGACGATCTCCGCGCCGGGTATCCAGAAGATCAAGCGCCGTGCCCCGCTGGCGCTTTCCGCTTCGGCCGTGGATGGCACAATCCAGCGTGACGCCGGGATCAACTTCCAGTCGACGACGGGCAAGCTGCTCAGGATCACGATCACCGACGTCCAGCTCACCGCCAGCAACGCCCTCGGCGGCTCGACCGACACGGTATGGGCGCTTCGGCTCTATGTCGACACGGCGACGACGCAACTGCTGACGCTGACCACGGTGAATTATACGACAGCCGCACCCGGGTTGACGAGCAACGTCACCGACCTCAAAGGCAAAATCTACGTCGTGCCGGACAACGTCTCGCACAACTACAACGTCGGCATCGTGCGGACCTCCGGCGACCAGACCCGCAACTTCACCATCTCGACCGGCGATTTCTACATCGAAGAAATGGAGATCACGGCATGAGCATCGTGAAGCCGTCGACCGCCTTCAAGGCCGGCGCCGATTGGGTCTCGGCCGAGGTCCGCGCCTACATGAAGGACCAGGTCGCCATCCATGTCGACACGGTCACCGATCTGCGCGACAGCGACATGGAAAAGGCCCGTTTCGTCTACATCAAGTCCAAGGCCGCGCTCTACAGGCTGAACCTCTCCTCGGGTGCCGCCGACGACGGCGATACGGCGATCCACGACAATCTGTCGCGGCGCTACCTGAAGATCACGGGCACCGGGCCGGGCGGCGCGTTCTGGGACGTCGCGGTGGACGCGTTGGCGGATCGCGATGCCTATGATGACGAGGCGGCGGACTATGCCGTATTCGTCGCCGACACGGGCTCCGGCCGGGCGGCTCTCTACGTCAAGAATTCAGCCACGTCTGCGGACTGGAGCGATCCGTTCTACTTCACGGGATTGGAGATGGCGCCAGCGCTCGCACCCGTAGTGAATGCTACCGATAGCGGTGCCGGCTCGGCCAATGCGATCCAAGTGGTGGCGGATGGTCCTGTCGCGGCGGACGGCGGGCAACTCGTCGCGTTTCAGGTGTTCGAGGCCAACACCTCGACCACGGTGACGCTTCAGATCACCGATTCGACTGCCGCTGTAATCACAGGTCTTGCGGTTAAAACAGCCTCCGGGAACGACCCTGCGATCGGCGCGCTTTCCGCCGGGTTGGCCGTTCGCGGGCAGATCGACCGATCCCCGTTCCGAATCATCTCCCCGCTCGATACCGCCGCGACGCTGGCTGCAATCGAGGCCATTGCCGACGACTTCGGCGACCTTGAGGCGGCGCGCGATGAATGGGAACAAGCGGTAACGGATTCCAACGCAGCCCGCGCCACGGCGCAGGAATGGGCCGAGAGCCCGGAAAACACCGAAGTCGAGACGGGGCAGTATTCGGCGCTACATCACTCGGCCAAGGCATCAGCGCAGCGCGTGCTGGCGGAGGCGGCGCGGGATGCCGCCTTTGGCAACGCGAACGTCTACGACGACACGGCCGCAGGCCTTACAGACACATCAGAGGGCGACCAGTTCATGGTCGTCGATGGCGACGAAATCATCCGCTACAGCCATGACGCGGGGCCTGCCGCCACAGAGGTCGCCCGCTACCCGACGAGCGATTACGTGTTGGACCGCCTCGATAAAGGGCTTTCAAGTCTCTCCGGTTATGAATTCGGGCTTGTGGATGGCGATGGCCGCCTTGCGCTCGGCGTGAAAACAGACGGCGCCATCGAAATGCCGGCCACGCCGAAATTCAACGCGCTTGAAGAAAGACCGGCCTCGCTCTCTGGAATTGAATGGGGCGTCGTCGATCAGGACGGACGGCTGGCTTTTGGCGTCAACAGCGCCGGAAACGCCGTCGCCAAAGGCGTGGAGCTGGATTTAAGCAGCCTGGGCGCTGCGATCAGCGATCTCAACAGTCAACTCTATCCGTCGAGCACCGTCGATTGCTGGGGCGACAGCCTGACCCACGGCAACACCACCGGCGTGACGACGCCCTATCCCACCGCGCTCGCTGCGCTGCTCGCTGATCGGGCGGTGAACAACAAGGGGCTGACCGGCAGAACATCGTTGCAGACCGTGACGGTTTTTGGCGCAACGCCATCCATTCTGACGGTGACTGACAACACGATCCCGGCGAGCGGCGCGGTCAGTGTGACAGCGACGGAAAACGGCAACTTCGGATCAAAGTCCAACGTCGGCACGAAAAACTATCTCGGGTCGCTGTTCGGCATTCCCGGCACGCTCGCCGTCGCCTTTAATGCCTCTGATGGCAACCTTGCGGGAGCGTCAACATTCACGCGGACTGATGCCGGGGCGGCGACCGTGATCCCGGATCGCACGCCGTTCATGCCCGACACCGGCGGCTGGGAAGGCAACATCCCGGTGATCTGGGTAGGCCGCAATGACGTGTTGTCCGCCTATACGGACCCCAGCGGCTTCTCAAATGACGTCATCATGGCCAACATCGAGGCGATGGTGGAATTTCTTTCGCCATTGCGGAAGCGCTTCGTCGTGTTGGCGGTGACGGATCAAGCGTCCGAATATGCGGCGGCCGGCGGCGCTGCGGCCACGGCGTTCGCGCAGATCCTTGATCTTAACTACAGGCTGGCGGTCAGATACCCGCGCAACTTCATCGACATCCGCAAAATCCTCGTCAACAGCTACGACAGCGGCGAGCCTGCCGACGTGACCGCCTTTGGTCGAAACCAGGTGCCGCCGTCGCTGCAGCAGGATGGGCTTCACCTCAACGATGCTGGCTACGCCATCGTGGCGCAGGCCGTGGCCGATTTCATCAACGCGAAAGGCTGGTGACATGGGACTTCTTCTGCGCATACCGGGCGTGTCTTTCACCGATGCGGCCATTCCGATCCTTTACAATGACCCGGTGGCGAACGCGGGGACCCTCGACATCTTCGACGCGCTGGACGCCGACATATCGTGGCCGCCGCAGGCGAACCCGACCGAAGGCTCGGACTTGTGGAAATCGCTGCTCGGCGCGACGCCAAACACGGCCTCTTTTGCGGGCACAATTGGCTTCAGCGGCGGGTTCACTTTCGACGACACGGCGGACATCATCACCCTGCCAAACACTTTCCGGCGCGGCGCATCGGAAAGCGGCGTCGTGATCTTCTGGACCAAGGTGGGAACGCAAGCGTTCACGACCGGCAACGGCGTGATCGCGTGGACGGGCGATAATGCGGCGGGATGCCAGTTCCTTTGCTATCTCGACCACAACACCACCGACGCCAACACATACCTTTCGATGTTCGACGCGAACGCCACGCAGCAGATCATGGCGCAACCGTTGTCGGTGCTGCCAGCGAGCAAAATTGCGCAGATCGGCGTGTCATTTGAGCCCGAAGGCGGCGGCTATCGCATCAAGTCTTTCCTGAACGGCGCCCAGGTCGGCAGCTATCTGCGCGGCGCGCTCGCGACCCTGCCGCAACCGACCGCCAGCATGCGGGTGGGCGGGACGCTTTCGGGCTACACAAACGCCTACACCGGCACGTTCTTGCGGGGGCTTGACGCAGATTGGAGCGTAATGACGCCCGCCGCTCTGGTCGCGCTGGACTTCGCAACGCATGTTGACCGGCTGGCTGCGTAAGACGGGAACGTGAGGGCGCCATGAACCGCACCACCCTGTTCGCCTATCTGCGCCGCGCGCCGTTCGGGGGTGCCCTGTCGCTGCTCGGGGAGATGAACTGGCAACCAAGCGCGGTGGGCGAACAGGCCGGCTTCGTCGGAACGTCGGGCGTCAAGGTCTTCGATCCGGGCGCCATCGCGACCCCGGCGCGGGAATGGAGCGGCGGCGCCTGATCTTGCTGCGGGTCAGTTGCCCTTGCCGAACTTGAAGTCGCCTGTAGTCCCGTCATTGAAGGAGATCGTGCCGAAGCCGGAAACCTTGTCCGGATTGCGTGTCGCTGCGACCATTGCCGTCCGCCCGTCGCGGCACGTCGCCGGCATCACGATTGTCTCGGCGCGGTCGAACGGATCGTAGGTTCCGGAGCAATAGAGGCCGTCCGCACCGATGGCCTCGAAGGTGCCTTTGCCATTCAGGTTCGCTGTGACCTGACCGGCGAAGCTGGTGCCGGTACTGAGCGTTCCGCTGACCGGAACGGTGATCGAGCCGCAGCCGGCAAGTGCCAGGACGGCGAGAGCCGGAACGGCAAAGGCGGTGAATCTTGTGCGACGCATGGCGGCCTCCTCAGCGCGTGTCCTTTGAACTCGGGGACGGCACGGGCGGCGGGGCGACCTTGAGATTGTCCGGCAGCGGAAGGCTTGAACAGCGCAGGTGCATCTCGCGCGAGAAAATGCGCCGCTGCTCGTCCTGGTCCATGTCGGCAGCCACGGCGATCGGTAGCCCAAACGGACCGAGCAGAAGGCCGGATGCCAGACCGAGGGCGGCGCGTTGCCCGACCTTGTCGTCGTGGTTCAGCGCCGCCAGCCGGATCGCCTTGCAGTCTTCGCTTTCCCATTTCGGATCATTGACGCTGAGTTGTTCGGCGTACATGGCCGGCTTCGGAGAGCAGCCGGCGACAGCGACCGAAGCCGCGACAAGTAACGCAAGTCGTCTCACAGTATCCCCCCCGGCCATTCGGCGCTCGGCGACAAGATTGCATTTGAAGGCGGCCGTGTCGAGCGGGCGCATTCGGCCGTCAATTGAAAGGATCGATCATGAACCGCGCAAAGTTCTTCGAAGTCATCCGTGCATCGGGGCTGCTGGGTTCGTCGCTCTCGCAGCCTCAGGTGGACGGGACGACGGCGTTGCTCGATTCCTCGGCGCGCAATGGCGTCACCGATCCGGATCACGTCGCCTTCATCTTGGCAAACGTCGCCCGCGAGACCGGCGGTCACATGCTCGGCATCAAGGAAACGGTGATGCCGTATCACAAGGACAAGAACCCGTCCGACGCCACGGTCATCGCGCGGCTGAACAAGGCCTGGGCGGCGGGCAAGTTGAAGGGCGTGAAGACGCCATACTGGCGTGACGGGTGGTTCGGGCGCGGTCCTGTCCAGATCACGCACCGCGACAACTACGTGAAGTTCGAGAAGCGACTCGGCGTTCCGCTCACGAAGCAGCCGGCGCTCGCGCTCGATCCGCAGATCGGCGCCGACATCGCGGTCATCGGCATGCGCGACGGCATGTTCCGCGGGATCAAGCTGGCGGATTTCGCGTTTCCCGATGCGGTGAAGGCACCTCCGAAAAACAACCCGCGCCGCATCGTCAACGGCAACGACGGGTCGGACGCCGAGGTGGCAACGTCCTACCGCGTGTTCCGCGACGCACTGCGCACGGCTGGCTTCGGCGCGAGTGCCGACGTGCCCGCCGCGCCGCCTCCCGAACCCGTGGAGCCCCCCAAGCCCATTCCGGTGCCGACACCCGCGCCGAGGCCTCAGACGCCACCGGCGGCCACGCCCGAGGCGAAGCGGCCTGATCCCGCCGCGTCCCGGCCGATGAGCGCGCTCGCGCTGATCATCGCCATGCTCGGCGTGGCGCTCGCCTATCTCGCCAACCTGCCGTGCGACTGGCTCGGCATCTTCTGTGGAGGCTGACCATGTGGTCCTCGATCAAGAAATGGTTCAAGGGGTCCGAGACCATCGCCTGGGCGCGAATTCAGGCGTTCCTCGGCACGGCGGCGAACCTCCTCACCATCGCCGACCCGCAGCTCGTCGCCGCGGTGATCCCGCCGGAGTACGTGCAGACGATCGCCGTCTACATGCTGCTCAACGGCATCGCGTCGGAATACCTGCGCCGCCGTCGCGACCCGGAGATGCAGTGATGTCCGGCCTCATCGCGACCATCCTCGCCAATCCGACCGTTCTGGCGGTTCTCGCCGGCATCGCTGCCGGCGTCGCCGCCATCGTTCGCGGTCGTCGCGCGGGGGCGGCGGCCGAGCGCGCCAGACAAGCCGAGCGCGAGCGCAAGGCTCGCGCCGTCGCCGACGAGGTCGACAACGACATCGGCGCCATGCCGCCGGCCGAGGCCAGAGAGGAGCTTTCGAAATGGTCGCGAGACTGATCGCCGGTGCCGCGCTTCTGGCGCTGGTGGCATGCACGACGCCGTCCGGATCGTTCTGCGAGATCGCCCGGCCAATGCGCCCGTCGGCCGCCGAGATCGCGGCGATGAGCGATGCCCGCGTCGCCGAGGTGCTGGCGCACAACGAAAAGGGCGCGAAGCTCTGCGGATGGCGGCCGTGATGGACGAGACGTGGAAGATCGCCCTCTGGTCGCTTGCGGCCGGCGCCGTCTTCGCCGCCGTCATGGCGCTGACCCTGTGAATGCCGACACGGGCAGCAAGCCCGGCGGAGACGACGTCGGCCACGGGGCGGCCGATCTGACGGCAACCATCGCTTTCAGAGGCAGCATCGATGATCTTCGGGCATGACTTCGCATTCTGGATTTCGGTCGCGGGGGCGACGGTGATCAAGGTGCTGACATCTCCCTACCACTCGTTCCTCCGGGCGCTGCTTACAGTATTTGCCGCTGTTTTTGCCGCCTACGTCTTCACGGACCCTGTCGTCCACTGGCGCGGGCTCGAGCCGAAGACATACACGACGCCGATGGCGGCCCTTCTGGCGCTCACCGGCGAGGGCCTGATGCGCGCGGTCATCGCCGGCGGCAACGACCCGTGGGAGTTTCTGACCCGTCTGAAGAAGTGGCGGAGCGGACAATGATCCATATCCCGCCGCGCGTCTGGATCATCGGAATCGCCTCGGGCTGGCTTCTACTGCTGGCGCCGGTCCTGTGGCCGTCATGGTACTGGTTCCGCGTCGACAGGGTCTTCGTCCATGATGCCGTCGCCGGCTCGACGCCGCTGATGGAAGTCGAGCGGGAGATCGTCCGGCCGTTCCGCGGCCGCTGGATCGCGACCGTGATGCGCAGCGGTTCGCGCGGCTTCTATTCCTACTGCGCGGCGCGCGGCTCCAATGACTACCGTCCCGACGCGATGTTGCCGGATACGGTCGACCTGAACTGGTGGACGTGGCCGACGGAATGCGTGCTGCCGGAAGGCACCTATCGGCTCAACACGCTGTGGACGATCCAGGCGCCGCTCTTTCCCGACAAGGAGGTCAGGATCACGTCGAACGTGTTCGTCATCGCGCCGCGCTGAACTGTCGCCGGGCTCGCCGGCATCCGCTCCAGTCGCCCCGCTGGCCGAAAGGCTGGCGGGGTTTTATTCGTTTCAGGACCGGCGGCGCGCGGCGCGAATCGCCGCCTCGGTCGCCGCGACCTCGTCCAGCGCCAGGCGGTGGTTCCTGGCAAATTCCCCGATCGCGTCGGCAACCTCCTCGGCGCCCCAGCCGGCGGCGACGATGTTCGCGACGAGCTCCTGGAACCCGTCCTCGGCCGCCATCTGGCAGTCGAGGTCGCGGTCGGGATAGGCGTCGGCGTTGCGGGGAGGGGCGATCCTTGCCATGGCGCCAGCCTAGCGCTAGCTGGACGGCATGTCACGCCGGCACGGAGCATGCGAAAAGTCAGATTTCCAACCGCACTTTCCACTGCCACCTATTCGGCCACAAATTCGGCCACAAAGCTGCGGAACACAGACAATTATCCAATATAATCAAAAGGTGCGGCAAGGTGCGGTTGCATCTCGACCGCACCAGTCACTCTCATCGAGAAATCCTATAACGCATTGAATTTGCAGCCGAATAATTCCGGCTGAAAATTCACCCTTGCGTTTTCCCAGCCTATCGTGCCACAAACTCGGCCACAAATGCGGCCACGGCCGGGTTTTGCGTCCTGTTTCTGGCGGTGCGGCAGTGGGTAGAAATCGAAGCCGGAAAGACCTCGATAGGCACCTGTCTTCGGTCGGCGGTCGGTACTACTACAAGCGCCGCGTACCGACCGCGCTCATGACGCTCGACGCCCGCGCCCCGCATGTGCGCCTCTCTCTCAAAACAGACGACCTGGCGCTTGCCCGGCGCAAACGCGACATGCTCGAGGCGGCAGACGACGCACTGTGGGCGAGCCTGACGACAGGCAGCGAGGCAGACCCAGCGCGCCGGCGCTACGATGCGGCCGTCAAACGTGTCGAGGCGCTCGACTTCACCTTCCATTCCGCCGCTGCGCTCGAATTTGTCGAGAATTTCGACGACCTGCGCCGGCGACTCTTTGAAGCGCGTGAGCGCTCGTCGGAAGTTGCGGCCGATGCGCTGATCGGTGCCGTCAAGGTGCCGGCCACCACGATCAGCCAGGCATTCGACATCTATTGCGACGAGATCGTCGCCGACGAACTGGTCAACAAGAGCCGCTTGCAGAAGGACCAGTGGAAGAAGGTCAAGCGCCGCGCCGTCACCAACTTCGTCGCCATGGTCGGCGACAAGGCCATGACCGACATCACCATCGACGACGCCAAGAAGGTCTATCGCCACTGGCTCGCCCGCATCGCACCGAAGGACGGCAAGGCGACGGCATCGGCATCGTCGGGCAATCGCGACATCGGCAACCTGCGGGTGCTCTACGGCGCCTATTTCCGACACATGGGGCAGGGGCAGCGGCCGAATCCGTTCGATGATCTCGGCTTCTCTCTGGAGAAGACGCGTTCGCCCGCGCCATCTCCGACCGAGTGGATTATCGACAGGATCCTCAAGCCGGGCGCGCTGGCTTCGCTCAACGCCGAAGCGCGCGGCATCCTGCTGATCATGATCGAGACCGGCGCCAGGCCGAGCGAGATCGCCAACCTGGAGCCGTCCTCGATCCGCCTGTCGCACAAGGTGCCGCATCTGGCGATCGAGCCGCGCGAGGATCCCGACGATCCGCGCGAGATCAAGACCGAATCGTCGCGCCGCAAGGTTCCGCTGGTCGGCATCGCGCTGGCCGCAGCCGAGCGCCACCGCGATGGCTTCCCGCGCTACCGCAATCGTGAGAACGATCTCTCGGCGGCCCTCAACAAGTTCATGCGGTCGAACGGGCTGTTCCCCAGCCCGGCCCATACGGTCTACTCGTTCCGGCATTCATTTGAGGATCGCATGAAGGAAGCCGGGCTCGACGACGAGTTGCGCCGGCTTCTGATGGGCCACACGGTCGACCGGCCGCGCTACGGCTCCGGCGGTTCGCTGGAGTGGCGGCGCAAGGAAATGCTCAGGCTGGCGCTGCGCTTCGATCCGTCGATCGTGTGAGGCGGGCGCGCGCTGCCGCCAGCAGCGCGTCGGCTTCGCGGCGCTTCGCCAGCTCGAGTTCTAGCCGCCGCCAGATCGGCAGGAACAGCTCCGCGGGCCGCGCGGGCCCTCTGCC